TGCATAAGCTGGAAAGTTGATAGTCGCTTTGAACAGATTGGATCTGGCACCGCCGCCTTTCAACTTGGCTTTAAAGTCGTCTACTCCAAGAATAGCCATGTTTATATTCTCCTATCTGTCAATTAAACTGTGCCAACAACTTCTTCAAAGTCAACACCAGTTCTTACAGCTACGAAGTTTAGAGTTACGTAGTTGATTGAACGTGCTGGTTTGATGAAGATATTTGCTTTAAATTCATTCCGATCAATGACCGCAGCTGTATTATTTGTGGAATCACAAACAACTCTGAAGTCAGTTATACCGCGTCTACCTTGAATTTCTCTAAGGAAGGGCTCTATAACGTTAACGAATTCAGCCCGAGTAAACTCATCGTTGAATTCAAACATTACATTACGTGCGGCTATCGCAATAGCTCTTTCAATTGCAAGGAACAATCTACGTACGTTAATACGATCGAATGCACTTGGTCTTGCTAATTTAGTCTTATCACCGAAAAGAAGTACGCCTTGACCTGGGATGTTAGATATTGGATTAACGCCAGCTTTATAGAGAGTATCTCTTTCTGATTTATTAGGTGAGTAAGCCAATGATGTGATACCTACATATTGACCTCTACGTGGACCAGCTGGTGAGAACCAAGGAGCTGTGTTGAAGTCAGATGCAGACATAATACCAGCAGTACTTGAAGCACCAGGTATTTGTATGTATTGATCATTGTATTTGTCATACACTTTAAGATAGTTATTATCCATAAAGAGATATGATGATTTAGTAAATGTGTCAGCAGTTGTGACAGCGCTTGTTACCGGAGTTGTAGATGCAACAATGTCGGTTCGTGCAGGTGAAGCAACAACGACACAATCTTTACGTGTTGTTTGTGCTATTGCAACAAGATCATTAACAACTGTTGTTTGATCTGTTCTTGAACTCATACCCGGAGCAATAAGGAAGTCAACTGTTATAGTGTCTACGTCTTCGAATTTATCGAAACCAGTTGCAAACTCAGTTGGAGTAAGAGCAGCAGAATTAGCACCATTTTTCAATGATATGTTAACTTCAGCTGGTGAACTACTTGTTTGTAAGAAGCTATCTCCGCTATCTGCGGCTGTACCTGCTAATGGAGAGAATTTGCTTGCATCGCCGAAACCAGCCATCCAAACATATTCTGATGAATTATTAATAACATCTTTAATAAAGTTAGTAGATCCATCTGGATTCAGTGCACCGGATGCTAATGAAACAAATGGGAATCTTTCAAGAACTGCACCTTTAGTTCCGCCTATTAAGCCATCTTCATCAATGATTGCAACGTGTGCTTCATCAGATGTTGCTGTTCTATCAGAGGCATGAGTAGATGTTGTTGGTGCTGCGTCGAATGAGCTTTTGTAAGTCCATGCATCAAAGATTGTTGTTGCATCACCGGAATCTGCCGGAAGAAATGAAACTTTTAATGAGTTGCCTAAGCTACCAGGGTATTTTGCGACGAACGTATGCTTGTCACTATCTCTAGCAGCAACTTGATCATCCCAATTATCTCTATTTTTAGCTAAAACTGTCGCATTAGCGTCAGAGTCATAAGAGTTAAATGCTGTACCTGTAACTTCGCGAATTACTTGTAATGAACCAGAATACCGTAAATAATATGCAGCACTGTGGAATTCTATTGTATTTGTTGTATCGGGAGAACCGAACGCGTCAACGAGACTTGTTTCATTTGAAACTAATGTAGCCTCTTGAACAGGCCCCCAATTAAAATTTCCTACAAAAGCGCCTGTTGTTGTTTGAACGTTTGGTACTACACCGCTTCTATCGATCTCCGTAACGACAATCGCCGGAGATTCTGATGGTGTACCTATTGCCATGGTTTTATGTCCTTCTTGAACCTAAATGATATGTTTTCATAATACGGATATTCAATATTGTTATTTATAATATTAGAAATCTCGCTCATATTCGATAGCCCAAGGATGATCTTCCTCTTCTCTCTCGATTTTAGCTATCTGATCGCTGCCATCATCTATAAATCCAAATGATGGTACGTCATTTTCAATCTCCGCTATCTTTTGATCATACAACATTTGTTTTATATTAATGTCAGTAAGATCTCTAAACATTTCAGTTGAACAGAAATATCCAAACATAACAAGGTTCATCATGATATCGTCATGATTACCTTCAGATGCTTCATATGATTGACCTTTTCCTATGAACGTTGATATTTCAAGGATAGTTTCTTCGTCAACTATTTTTAATTTTTCGGTTTCTAATAAATCTTTTATTGCCGAGCACCCAAGTCTTTTAACCTTACGAGTCATTTCAGTACCAAGTGCATTTGCTTTGATTGCACTTGAAACATGCATATTCTCATACTCAAAGTCATGATATAAGCCATTACACACCACTTGCCCTGAATCATTTGACTCAATTACTACATAAGCTTTATTGTATAAAAGCGCGTACTTATAAATAATTGTAGGGAAGAGGATAGGAGAGATAGTGTTACAGCGATATACAGCCACCTGTTCAAACGGTTTCGTGCTAATGTCGATTAAGGTAAAAGTTGAATAGTCCTGACCTCTTCCTCTCGCAACATCTACAGTCATAATATAGTCATGTTTCTTTTTAACATCACTATAGACCATTAAGTTACCTTGTTCTCCTATTTGAAATGGAGCTTTTGCTCTTAATTTCATTAACGTTTCTGCATTAATAAGTGTATCACCAGTACCAAAGAATGTATTACCAAACTCTTGATCAAATTGTAATGGTGATGTATTTGCAATCGTTTGTAGTTTCCAATGCTGATCTCTTCCAGGTACATCCCACCAATCTACTCTAAATGGTTTATAATCGTTTACTCCTTGTTCTGCACCTTGCCATAAGTTATAATACATATTACCGATACCATTTGCAGTAGATGTAATAATAACTTTTGTTTGTGTACCAGATGAAATAACAGGATATGTAGACGTATAGAACTCAGCTGCTTTCTCGACAAATGCAAACTCGTCAAGATACAATAACGAAACTGAAAGACCACGTATCGAGCTACCAGATGTAGCAGCAGCAAGGATCCGTGAGTTATTACTAAACTCAATAGATCCTTTGTTCAATGCCTTTGTACCAGGCTGAAGAAAGAACGGTAGATTCTCTAACATCAATGTTACTCGTGCAAGCATCTCACGTGCAGTAGCACCTTTGTTTGCTAATATAGCAATAGTCTTTTCTGTATGAAAGAGAGCATACCATAACAGATATGAAACAGACGATATAGATTTTCCTGATTGTCGACATGCTAATACAATATTAAATCTATGCTCATCAAAAGATTTAAACATCTTTTCTTGATAAGGATATAGATCAAAAGGTACTAGGCCTTTGTCAAGGGATATAACTTTACAATAGGTTTTAGCAAAATATGCAGGATTTTTCATGCATTTTTTGTATTCTATTATTAAGTCTTTTGTCCATTCCTGATCCACGCCATCTCTTTTTACTTGAGAATTGCCTAGATAGGTTTGTTTATCAGTTGTTATCATCATCATATTCATAAATAAATGAATCTTTCTTTGCAAGTTTTCTTAACTTGTATTCCCACAATAATTTTTTAATCCACGTGATCAGATTCATAGAGCTCTCCTGCTAATAATTTGCCTGCGCTCAAATGCCACGTAGGTCCATTATGATTAAGATCTCTTGCACTTCGGTCATTCATATGCATCTGAATCCACTTCATAGTCATTCCCTTATATATAAACTCTACATTATATTTATAACACAAATATCGTATGGCATCCATGTTCTTAAACCACCTTGTAGTAGCTGGTGTTTTATCAAAGCTTCTACTATTGTCAAGATATTTAGGCTTATTGTTTTCAATAACAAAAGTCGGGTTTATAGCAATATAGGTGTATCCATTCCAATCTTCTGCTCTTGTTTCTACATGTGGTTCGTCAAGTACTATTTTTGTTGGTTTTAATCTCTCGATATTATATCTTATTATTCTATAATATGTTTCTATACCATAGCCGCAGCATCCTAAGTTGTAATATGGCAGCTCGGGATATGCTATATTATGCGCTATGTGTGTAAAATTATCTTCATAATGGTTACCGGTACCAAATACATTAGAACCACCTACCCACATTACACCGCCAGGTTTCTGCTCTTCGCCATCGTATCTTAATCCATATTTACTTATTTTATATTTAATAGGAGTTACATCCCATTTTAATTTTTTCATCAAGGCTTCATGATTAATCATGTTTCCTTTAAACTTTTTTTCAGTATCACCTGCATGCCATGCAAAAGTTTTTCCTTTACTATTCCACTCGATTTCATTGATATAGCCAAACTCATGATTCATCTTAAACATTATCTAATAACTTTCTTAATAGTATAGAAGCATCATTGTGCCATTTAAGTCCATGATGTACTAAATCTCTAGCAGCCGGTTCATCGTCTTTTGGTAATACATCAACATATAAAAATCGTGTTGAAGTTGTATGGCATAACCACTTTATTGCTTCAAGGTTTTTATTCAACCGTATATCTGAAGGTACGTCATCAAACATATTCATTAAATTCTCATATGATATATTTTGTTTATGAAGCTCTGTATTAAGATGAATATAAGAAAAATCATTTTTATTTGTATTCCAAACTTCACAGCGACTATCTTGCCACGGTGAAAATAATATAATAGCATAAGGATTAATTTTAGTAATATATTTCTTAATTGTACGATAGTAAGTTTCTATACCACGACTGGGAATTCCAAAATTATAATAACTCATATCTGCTAGTTTAGACATATAATGTGCTTTATACGTAAATGTATTTTGTAAAGAATTTCCAACACCAAATACATCGCTGTCTCCAACGTACATTATACCACCATCGATGTACTCACTATGAGTTCCATCGTGTCGAAAACTTTCTTTGTTAATATGATAATTTATAGGAGCAGGTGTTCCATCGCTGTTTACCCATCCATATTTTTTTAATTTAGATTTGTTTAAATTAAATTGTATCTCATTATCAACTGAAAACCATTCAAATTTTAGTTTCATCATCTTTTTTTAATTGCGGTGTAATATCTACCACATTACTCATTGTTTCATCATCTTGTAACATTCTCTGTAATTCTGCAGTAGATCCTACGAATAAATTATTTGTAGTTTGTTCTATTTTTTTGATCTCTTCTGCAGATATATCTTTATTCTTTTTATTAAGATCCATCAGCTTATCATTAACATCTGATACATTTTTAATCATACCAGATAAAACCTCAAAAGCCCTTGGGTGCTCGGACTCTCTTGCTACTTCTATCATGAGGTCAAGGCTTTCTTTGCCTTTTTCTATTAGATCATAATATGTTTGTCGCGAATAGTTATAGTCATTACTTACATTATCTGGTTCTTTTGTCATTGACTACTATCCACATGTGAAACTAAAGTTGTTGTAAAACCATAATCACTATCAGCTGAAGCGCCAAGAGGATTAGGAAGTACTGTTAACGTTGAAACTTTGACATCGCTGTCTGCTGTCAGTCCGTTTGCAACATCCATTAAATATTGTTCTGTTGTAACCTTACGTATGATCTGAGTATTTAGCACACCTGAATAGAAGTTAGCTTCCATCTCAAAGTCTAGCTGATACACAATAGTTCTACGTGAATCCAACGAACCTTCATAATCATCTGAATAACTCATACCTGAAAGTGTAATAGGACAGTCTTCTAGTATATCAGAATAATCACTAAATGGCTTAATCGTAATAGTATATTGCGGATTAAAATATGGTATGATTTGTTCTACGATCTGTAGAGCTTCATCTTGAGATTTTGTAAATATGTTTAACTGCATAGAAAGAGTGTATGGAACCGGACTATATACTTTGACGCGATCACTATCAGTGAGACCAACTCGGCTGAAATTACCAGTCTTTTGTAGTTGCCTCTCAGGCGCGTACGTGTACGCCAGGATCTCAAACGACATACGTGGTAGTTTCAATGCTACTTTATTACTAGTATCTAGATCGGCATGTTCTCTAATTCTTTCAAGAAACTTAGCTTTAGGTGCATACGAAAGCGGAACCTTCTTTGTTTGTATGATAGCACCAGCGCTGTTCTTGTTTAAAACATATATGTTATTAAAAAGCGATCCAAACATAGCAACACTTTTTCGTATACGTTCATGATAAAAATATGCATTCAACATTTATTGTACATCTCCAAACGGATTCGTTTCACTGAAATCTAG